CGATATGGAAAAAAATCGCCCCGCTGAATCATTTTAACTGTCGGTGCCTGTTGCTGCAGCTGTCCGAGGGGGTCCCGACGGGGATGGACGCGAAGATGGAAAAGGTGACTGAAGCCGAAAACCAGATGGACGATCTGTTCAAAATGAATCCTGGTCAATCTGGGTACGTTTTCAGCAAGGATCACCCGTATTTTGACATCGCGCCCAGGGACAGGGGGCTGGCGATGCGGAATTTTGATCTGCCCATCCCGAAAGCGGACCCGCCCAGCCAGGCTAAAATTGAAGCCCCGGCCCCTGGGGGATTTAAGCCGGCCAAAAATATTAAGGAGGCCGAAAAATGGGCCATGGATAATGGCATTTCTGTATCTGTAAAATATTCCGGGATCAGCCTGGAAAATGCCAACAATATCAACCGGACCCTGAAAATGATTTTTGATGATTTCCAGATCCAGCCCCTGCAGGAAATAAAAGGCGGCGCGAAATCCCTGGGGGCCGCAAACGGGAAAATGATTTCGTTCAAAAAATCAGCAACCACCCCGACGGAGGTAAAAGCGCAATTTGAAAGCGGGGTCCTAAATTATCAGTCCAGGAACCTGGAACGAATGAAAGAAACCCAGCTGAACATTGAAAAAAACATCAATCGTCCAGACGTTCAAAAATTCTACATTAAGCAGCTGGAGCAATGGAAAAAAGTGATCAATTACAAAAGATGGACGGTTCACCTAAAGGAGGCGGATATAGTGGAGGATCTTTTTATCCATGAAGCGGGTCATGTTTTAGAGGATCAATTACTGGGCCTGATCAATCGTTCCCTGATTCAAAAAAGGTTCAGGGATGCCACCCCAGGGACCAGGCTGGGGACATTGAAAGCCAAAACCGAGGAAATGCGGAAAGAATGGCTGTCAATTTATGCAAACCTGACCGCGGACGATCTGTACACGATCAGTAAATATGGCGCGTCGAATTATGATGAAGTTTTCGCGGAATCCCTGGTCATGTACTATCGGGAACCGGAAAACATGGTCCCATTAATCAGAAACTATTTTGACAAATTGAAAGAATATGCCCGAACAAATTAAAACGATCATTGATAACGACATCTGCCTGAAATGCCAACATTTTTGGGGCATTGATGCCTGTGATGCGTTTCCTGATGGCATCCCAGATGAAATCATGCACGGCGACAACATGCACAAAAAACCATTGCCCGAACAGGGAAATAAAATTGTATTCACCCCCATAAAAAAAGGAAAATGAACATCGAAGATCTGACGCGAATATTTGATGAAATCACAATTCAGGCCCGTCGTTATCACTGGCAGACGGAATCATTTGCCGAACATGAAGCCCTGGGCGAATTTTACGGGACCTGGAACGACCTGGCGGATAAATTCGTGGAAACATACGCTGGAATTTACGGGCGCCCTAAAGGGGACAGCACGGTCCGCGCGGTGGCATACGAACCCGGACGGATGACGCCATGGATCCAGTCCATCGTCGCCATATTGGACAGCCAAAACCTGCGAAGCATCGCCCCGGATACGGCCCTGCAGAATATACTGGATGAATTGAGTGGCGCGGCCAGACAGACGGCCTACCTTTTAACGATGAAAAAATGAATAAATTCCGCCTGGATCAGGTTTTGCAAAACATGGAGCGCCTAAAAAAGACGCTGCCCGTCCTGTTGTCAAACCAGGCGCAAACGTTTTTTGTGAAATCCTGGGAAAAACAGGGATGGGATGACAAAAGCGTGGTAAAATGGGACAAACGAAAGGACACCGGGCCAAAATCCCAGGGCCGCGCCATCCTGGTGAAATCCGGAAACCTTCGCCGGGCGGTGAACAGATCCATCAGGTTTGAATCATTTGACAGGATCCAGCTGGTCGTCGCCCTGCCATACGCCGCCGTCCATAATGACGGATACAATGGCACCAGGCGCGCCCATACCAGATCAATTTTCAAAAGGGGATCAACGCCTGAATTTATAGGGCTGGCACGAAAAAAGCCCCGGAGGTTAAAAAGTACGCCTGTATTTGAGCGGACAGGGGAGGCGAACGTAAAAGCCCACACCATGAAAATGCCCCGGCGGCGATTTATGGGGGACAGCGCAAACCTTCGAAAATTACAGTTAAAACTGATCGACAGAGAAATAAACAAAATATGGCTGGCCTAAAACAACCTTTACAGGACATCCTGACAAAACTGTCCCTGATCCAGGTCACCAACCAGGACGGCCAGACGGTGGGCATTTATTCCAGGGTATGGAACAACCAGGTCGAACGTGAAAAAGACGGGGAAACGTACATATATCCAAAGCCCGCCGCCTTTGTGGAAATTGTCGGTCCCCTGCCATTTGAGGAAACCGGCAAAAATTTACGATCAGCGCGCCTGGTGTGGGCCATCCATCTGGTCCATGAATATTACAACCAGGACGGGACGTTCGAACAGGATCTGGTCATTTACGATTTACGGGATCAGGTCATTGCTGCCCTGTCCCAGTACACCCCCACCGCCTGCACCATGCTGGTGGCAGAACAGGAACAGGCTGACTATGATCATGACAACGTTTATCACTACATCATCAATTTTTCATGCACCTTTATGGACAGCAAAGCCAGCCCATACGATGACGGACGTGGTATCTATATTGACAAACAGCCCCCGACGGGCGTGAACATTGTGGGCGATTATGGCGACAGCCCGCGATTTTTAATGATTGATCAACCCTACAAAATCCCGCAATAATGGCCAGACAGATTTCCGAAATTCAACAGCAAATGTTGGACAACATCGCCGCGGACAGCGTACTGTCCCCGCTGTTGACATCCACCAGTAAACGGGCCGTTTATCGTCTGTTCACCTATGTCGTCGCCGTCGGGATCAATGCCCTGGAACAGCTGATGGATATTTTCACCGCGGACGTGGAAGCCGTGGCCGCCGCCGCTGCCCCTGCAACCCCCGCCTGGCTGCAGGATCAGATTTTCAAATTTCAGTACAGCGCGACGACGCCCCAGGTGGTTCAGCTGATCAATTTTGCCCCGGCATATCCTGTCATTGACGAAACACTGCAGATCATTACCAGGTGCAGCGTGACCACAAACCTGTCAAACAGCGTCATCATTAAGGTGGCCACCGGGGAACCCCCTGCAGCGCTGTCCAGTCCCCAGCTGTCCGCCCTGCAGTCCTATGTCACCCAGATAGGCGTCGCCGGGGTAGTGTACAACGTGATCAGCCAGGCATCCGATAAACTGTACGTCCAGGCAAACGTTTACTATCAGGGCCAGTACAGCGCGGTAATAAAAGCGGACGTCATTGCAGCCATAGAAAATTTCCTGGCGGCCATCCCTTTCAATGGACAGGTAAAAATCACGGACCTGGAGGATGCAATTACAGCGGTCGAAGGGGTCACGGATGTGGTCCTGGTCAACGTTCGCGCGCGCGCAAATGGGACAGCCTTTGCATCAGGTTCCTATCTGGTACAGAACCAGCAAACCATTTCCCGCCTGTGGGGAACGGTGGCCGGGTATATGGTCGGGGAAACGACCACTGGGAACACCCTGAATGATTCACTGACGTTCATAGCTGAATGATATGCCGAACACGATTTACGACATAGATTATGCAAAATTTGCAGCGCAAATGCTGCCCCCAGACAAACGATTCACCCGTTCGGTCGCCTGGGTGAAAATATTGCTGTCGCCCCTGCAGTATTTGCGGGATCTGTATTTTGGATCATTCAGGACCGGATCCACCGCCCCCCAGTGGGTCAATACGTCGCCATATAATAAATACGATCAGGTCAAATACAATAAAATCGTGTATGAAAGCCTGGTTAACAATAATACAGACGTCCCGACGACCGTGGCCACCTGGCGGGTCATCCAGTTCAATTTTATCGGCATGTCGGAACGGATCCTGTACAATGGGAACAAACTGACGCTGGAATATGCGATGAACACATGGTTCGGAACTGTTTTCAGGCAGCCCCCAAACACGTCGGACATTTACATCAGCACCAACGGCGTCCCCATCCCCGTTTTCAGATCCACCGCCGTGGAAACAGGCAGTTCAGTCGTTTATTCGTCTGGATCCGTGGAATATGTCATCAATCAGTTCACATATTCAGTCCAGTTCAATTTTACAATTTACTGCCCGGTCGCCGTTTTCAATGCACTGGATCCGTCCCTGATCAATAATGAAAAAATATTTCGCGCCTTTGTGGACCGTTACGTCCCCGCCGGCATCACCTACAACATAACAACATACTGACATGCGTAAACTATCGACTGCAAACATCACCAACAGTACAGGGATGCCCGTGAAGGGCGGAACGCTGGATCATGTACAACTGGCATACCAGGAAGCCCTGAACGCCATTGCGCGCAACCTGATCGGGCGGGACATTGATAATACCAGGGCATACATCCTGTTCGGGGTATTGAACACAGGATCCACCAGCGTCATGAACGTCACAGCCGGGGCCGTTTATTTCGCCGGGGAAGTTTACCTGGTGGACGCCTTCAACCTGAACGTCAGCCAGGCAGCTGTTGCAAACGTCCAGACGTCCTATTATCAAACAAACGCTGACCCGGTGACCTTTACGGATGGCGTCCAGCGGAACGTTCATGAAATCCGAAAGATCGTTTTCACAAACGCCGCCAGTGGATCCGGCCTGTTCGATTTTGGAAACATGGTCAACACCCAGCTGCCCCTGAAAAATGTGCAGATCGCGTCCCTACCTTCGACGTTTACGGTCAAATTTGATCAGGACCAGTCTGTATTTTTTGCGGATGCCCCAGTAAACGCGGCCCTGTCATTTGATTTCACAAATGCCATCCCTGGGGCTGTCGTTCGAATGAAATGGATATTCGGAGCCGGTCGGACCCTGACGATCAATCAGCCCGTGGATGGCGTCGTCCTGCAGGATGGCGGAAACCTGGCAAACGTCGCCAGCAATACTAACGTGATTTATTTCCTGTACGCGGGATTGAACGCTACAGGGGTGCATGAGGTTTCATACACACTAAAACAGGCCCTGTAAAATGATCAAAAGATATGTGAACGCCCTGTCTGGGGCTGGTCCATCTGGTGGGTACACGGTCATCCAGGTGGCCGTTTCCACCGTTGAAAATCAGATCTGTGGCGAAAGCCCGAACCTGTATTTCATCAGTGGAATCTATTCGAATATTGGGGTCGGGGTGGTAATTTATACGAATCCGCAACTGACCACACGTTTAACCGGATACGGGTACGTCAAAAATAACGCCGGGACCATTTATTATCTGGATTTTGGAAATGGGGAGGTAGGCGTTCCGACGGGAAATACATGTTAAACTTTCAAACCAAATATGGGCAACCGAAAAACCTATCAATCCACAAAGGAAGCGCTAAAAAGACGGGTTCACAGTTATCCACCCCCGAAATATCACAATTTGACGGTGGCATACGCCGCGGCAAATGAAATGAGGAAATCGGAGGTCGTCACCCAGGCGCTAAAGGAATTTTTTGATCGCATGCCCAAACACGAACATGACAGAATTTTACGACACGGTAAAAACCACTATTGACAACCAGGATCCAATTTTGTGGCGTATAAAAACGGCCACATTTTGACGGGTCAGTAATTTACAGGCGATCTATGGCATACGTTGACAAAACATACATGGAATATTGCAGGAACCCGGAATCAGAGGAACCCATAATGATGCTGGATAAGCACATAGGCGGGTTTGACGAATCCAACGGGTACGGCATTGATGGCAGCAGGTTCGCCGCTGAATTGATGACGCTGGACGGTATGGGTAAAAAACGGATCCAGGTATGGATCAATTCCATAGGCGGGTCCGTCGTCGATGGGTACAACATTTGTAATGCCATCCTAAAGACGAAAACAAAAGTCGATACATATTGCGCGGGAATTGCTGCCAGTATGGCCGGCGTGATTTTTCAATGTGGCCGCCGGCGGATCATGGCTGATTATGGGATCTTAATGTACCACAATCCCTACAGCGCGGACAGCGCGGATCAATCCAGCGGCGTTTTGTCGTCCATGAAAGAAAGCCTGAACAAAATCATTTCCCAGAAATCAGGGATGGACGCCCAGGCTGTCGCCGTGATGATGGAGCGGACAACGTTCATCAATGCAGATGAAGCCAGGACAATGAAC